TACTTGTAACCAGTATATGTTACGTCTTGACTGTTAACGTATTGAATTTCGTTAGCGGCACCAGACAAGTTAGCCGTCGGTACTTCAAAATCGTATAGTTTAAAGTCGTTTTCATCTTCATTAGACGAATATACTGTCGACACCGTGGTTTGATTCATTAACACCCAGTTGCGATCTTTAAATGCATCGCTATCGTCTTTGTTTAGAATCTTATAATAAACATTTATACCGGTAGTTGAAGGCTTGTAAGCTCTTAGTCTTACTCTAATGTCTTCTGCATCTTGACCATCTGCAAGAGTAAGTGTTCTTGTAATATAACGTGCAAGAGCATCACCGCTATCAGCATTTGTCTCGTTAGCAACCGTATTGTTAACTGTATTGTTAACCAGTGTCAAATTGATTCTCTCAAGGTCTAACACTGGTCCAATAATAGGATTAGATGTTGACATTGATACTCTAACTTCAGCTGATTTCGCACCACCTATGTTAGTCGACTCTAGCGTTTTACCAAGTACATACTTTGGAGTTCTGAAGTTTGTGTTTCTATTTTGATTAAGAGCTCTAAATGCAGTATCTCTTGTTGTAGCTGTAGTGTTCAACTTGGTTGTTGCAGAAACTGTGCTTTCCTCAAACTGCAATGAACTAAGATTCAATCTCATAGTATCTACTTCAATCTTATCTAGACTCTTAATAGTTGTTGTGTAACCATTAATCTGACCTTTTAGCTGCATACCAGTAGTAAATGTACCAGATGCATTATCTAAATGTAATACTGTATTGCCATTGTGATTTACACCGTCATAGTAGATAACGTTACCGCTTGGTGTCGAAACACTATGAATAGTTGTATGTGTTGGTTGTTTTATACCATTGATTACAACGTTTACTCTCTCGCCTGCAGTAAATTTATTTACTAATGATACATCTTTCAAAACTATAGTATTAGAGGATTGTGATATTACTGTAGCGTTTGCACCAGACGTATTACCAACCAAAACAAAGTTAGTATTTACAGATAATGCCGATGTACCTACTATTGTTGTATGACCAACAACTTGCTCACCAACAGTACTAAATGTATTCGAACCTGTTACCTGGAAGAACTCTCTATCTTCGTTTTTAAATACTGCTGTCGCAGTGGAATTTTTTGCAAAGTTAGCAATATACAAGTTAAACTTGAGATCTTCTTCTTGTATTGCAGACCACTGTCTTGCATTCGAGGAAGCAAATAAAGTACCAACATATGGCTGCTTATTAATTCTCTCACCGGTAATTAAATCTGTACCACCAAGTCTTGAAACATATAGACTGGTGTTTGGATTGTTAGCTGCAGGTCTTACAATAATTGCATACTCTTTATTTCTAGCTAAGAAGACTGGTGTTGAGAAGTATACAGGTGTAGGAGCTCCACCATTAGAGCTAGTATTAATATCAGCTGCTTCAACAGTTACTCTACTGAACGGTAAAATCTTATCTGTTATAAATCCGCCACCAGCTGCTACTTCTCTGATCTCAACAAATACTGGTCTTGTTGCATCTTTCGTTGCAAAGAACAGATCAATTTTTGTTAAGTATCCGCCCGAGCTTAGTACAAAGTCATTGAAGTTATCCATGATAAATGTTTGGGCGATCGGGTCATCTTGGCCGTTTGGACAGTCATAACCTGGATAGTTGAGGCTTTTCTGCTCTCTAAACAACTGAACATCGCTTAGCAGCAGATTGAACTGGTCTTCCGGATTACTACCTATAGAAGGCTCAAACACTTCTGCAAATTCAGTATTTGCATCAAACGTTTCTGTAAGATCAGTTACACCAATACGTCCAGAACCATCTGGATTTTGACCTAGATAATCTAACTCTAAAATATGTTCAGCTGATTTAACAAATTCAGAACTTTCAGAAGTTATAGTACGTGTATCCGTTACTGTTGTCTGCACTACTTCATAGGTACGTGTAGATATAATAGTATCTCTTACAGTTTCAGTTTTACCTTCAGATGAATATGTCGCTTCACCTGATGTGGTAACAAGACCAGCTCCTTTTTCGTTTGTGATACTGTCAGAGAGTCTAAATCTTCTAGAACCTGCTCTAAAGCTCAAGCTATTATCGTTGGGTACTCTGAATCTGCAATAAATGTCACCGTTACTATCTGTAACAAGCGCAGCTCCTTCATTAGCTGTATTTGCGTATGCAGATGTTGTAGGTGCTACGTAAGCATTCACGTCAATACCGTCAAAGAATGCATACAATCTTGCATTTGGTTTAAAGCCTCGTCCTTCTACATTAACAACACGTGAACGCATAAAAGGTATAACGTCGGTATTAATAACTGAAGAACCAATATTCTTTGTAGTAGTTTTTGGTACAACAGTTGATTGTATGCCTGTTCTTACTTGCTGCTCTGTAATAGAAGTAAGTTGCTCTTGATATTCAACAACTTTAAGAACATTTACACCGCTATCAGCAACGTTATTATTTCTTCCTTCGACAGAGACTACTGTATCACCTACATCTTGTGTTGTACTGCCGCTCCAAGTTGTTTCCCAATTACCCCAGTCAGTAGTCCAAGATGACTGGCCCGCAGCAATATTATCATTAGTATTATCTTGGTTAATTACAAGATCAGGTGCCCTCACTGTCTCACACCAGAAATCACTGTTCGGTGATAGTGTGATTTGACCTAAGAACTTCCAGAATAAACCGGCGGCATTTCTTGTTGTAGAAGCATACGGCTGTCTAATTACTTTTCTATGTGCGTAGGTTATAGACGCAAGCTTTCCTACAGGAGGAACATACACTTCTGAAATAGTACCTGATGAGCTACTTGTGCCGCCTGTCGCGGTTGCACTTACTGCAAACGTACCTGATACACTTTGAAGATATACTCTTCTACCAACCTGATAAGCTACTTTACCTGATGCTGCACCAGCAGTTACTGTCTCATTGATAGTAAATTTATCTGTACCACCAACAGTAATTCTTGCATCTCTTGGTCCAATGATTACATTAGAACTATTAGATGATTGATAGCTAAGATCTATATTATTCAGAGTAAACGGTGGTCTAAGTTCTCCGCGAGCTCTGTCAATAGAAATTTTATAGTTAGGATCATGCGGATTACCAATATTGTGACCATTAAAGTTGTCTACAATAATACCGTTTTTAAATCTATCTACACCACTTGCAGTAGCAAATTTAAGATTAGTTGCTTCATTTTCGAGCAGTGAAAGTCTAGTATAATATTCTACTCTATCCAGTCTATCTTTAATTCTACCGATATCACGCATAGTGAATCTTTCGATTCTTGTTGGTATAACCTTACAAGCGAGGTCAGTACGCTTATATGTTTGACCTACGTATGTAGAGAGCGACGGATATGGAGTTATATTTAATTGCGCTAGTGGTAAATGGCCATCCGGCTCATTAGGATAGACAGGTGTAATATCAGGTGTACCGCTAGTAATTTTAATAGCTCCAGAAGAATCCATTGAAATAAGATCACGTCGGCCGATATAGTAATCAAGATCGAAGTTAGCAGTCTCATTTGGAGCCATAAACTTCAAACCACCTGCAGGAGACACAATAGTGCTTCCAGCTGGAGGATTAGTAGTAATATTAGTTAACGATGTTACGTTATTTGCAGTATCTTGTATTCTAGGTCTAATATCAATACTATTTCTTAGATCATACGCAGCACCGTTTACAGGAGAAACATATAAAGGTATCTCTTGTGTGGTAATTGCAGTTGTATTAGCTACATTAGCATCGTCAATTGGATACGAGTCAACAGAGAAGAAACCTATACCTTGTGATGTATCATGTGTAAAGAAATTCATCTTAACAAGATAAACATCACCAGCGGAGGCTGTCTTACCAGGAGCAAGTTTCAGTTTACTGTGTTTATACAGATTATCCGTCTGTCCGCTATCTAAAATAAAGTCTGTAGTAACAACCGTTCCTTCTGTAGTTGTGGTAAATAGAGTGTTACCGGTTTTCTTTCTTACTTCAACTATCTTATGTCCGTCTGACAGTCCAAGATTCCATGGACCTGATGTATTATTAGTACCGTCAGATTGGTTAACAGTTAACTGTACATATCTGTTTGATCTGTAATCTTTAGCAATTTCTTGACCATCAACACGCTGTAGTTCTGTAATAACCGTTGCTGAAACAGTAGAACTTAAAGTCTCTTGAATATCAAAATCAGCACCAGTAGTAGATGTTACATTGATAGTTCGATCTGATCCGTCTCCGCCGACACCGGCCATATCAATAACTTGACCAGGCTTAAAGCTTTTAGTTATGTTAGCTGAACTAATCGCACCGTATGCTATTTCTTCGGTTGACAGGGTTGTAGATGTTACTGCAGTTACAATAAATGTGTTACTATGTCCTGCAAACGCAATTCTGTCACCAATATTAAATTTAGTATCAGCGTTTGTAAGCCCGGATACTGTGTTAGCCATGGCTGACATTGAGCCTGTATCTACAGTACCAGAACTTACAGCTTCGTCATTCAATACAACATGAAAATTAGTTCTTGTATTGGTGTCCGAGAGAACACCTGTACCGAATGGGAATCTATCAGCAGCTGAACCTGTGGCAACACTAAATGTTCCATCAGATGCAATAGTAACGTCAAACTCTTTTAAGAAAGTGAAATTGGTGTCTAAGTTACCTGTTGTATCTCTAATTGTTTTAATACTAGTTACAGGTAGTGAATAGATTGCTCTATTAAAGTCTACTTCTTGTAAAGCTGCTTCACCACTTGTAAGTACAATATCGGCCACACCATTAGCTTGTGATGCTGCGGTATTGTCGATATGCACAGACCGTACTGTGGAAAGAGTGTTGCTTGTTGTTTCAATATCGTAAAGATAAAGATTATATTTTGCTTCTGAAGAACCTTTGGTTCCAGAAACATAATCAATAGCACGTACGCGCGCAGTACCGACTTCTTGACCAACTCGAGCGGCAGTACCAGAGAATACATTGTTTGATACTGCATGGGCAGCTGCATCTCTTAATGAAACTTTATTGTGGGTATTAACGTCCCAAACACCAGCTGCTTCCTTTACTACAAGATAGTTACCATAGTTAGAAGTAACAGCAACATCTTCGATTGATTCGTATGTTGTTGCTTTATTAATAGTAATTGGAAGTGTTTGAAGAATGTTAAGATCGTAACCCTTAACAAACGCAGTACCTGGCTCTACTTCAACAACCAGTTTGTTAGAGTCGCCATTTGCTCCTGTAGTAAATCTACCTTGATTGTTAGCCTGTCTTAAATGCTCTTTTAATCTAACGCCGAGGCCCTCAACAACAAAATTACCGCTAGTGTCGTACGAACGACGAGCTAGATGCTCGTTTACTCTAGAAAATTCTGTTCTTGGTCTGTTGCTTACTAGAAAACCATTTTCGATTCTAGTAAGTTCAATGAAGTTGATTCCAGTATTAGCGGTAATCTCATATTTTACAAGAGTAGGATTGAGCTTAAGACGTGCTGCACCGGGAGCTGCATAGTTATAAGAACCTGAAGCTGGATCTAATAGCGTTGAGTCTTCAACATTAGTTACAATTGTTTCAGCAATATTAAGACCGATTTTGTAAGATCCGATTGTGTTATACTTGCCTAAGATTAACGACTGCGCAGGTACTCTAATAAAATGGTCTTTAGCGAAAACTACACCTTCTGAAATAGTAACACGCTGTGTAAGACCTCTTGAAGAGGCTCCAGTAGCAACGTTAGCAGTATATCCACCTGTATTTGCAGTAATGATTTCATTTGCTGTAAATACGGTATTGCCGGTTGTACTAGTCGCTCCAGTGTCAACATATTTAACATACAGTGTTTTAAGATCAGGGTCACCGGCTTCAGAACCTGTATCAGTATCAACAACTACAGCAAGAGCATTAGATGTTGATCCTCTTACCTGTGTACTAAGGAAGTTATTTGCAGTTATAACGGTGTTTGTCGAATCTCTATCTCTTAACTTAACAAAGTTAACGATTTCAATCTTAGGCTCGACACCAGTAAGGATGGCGCCTTCTTTATATACGTTTTCCCCAATTCTGTCTATTTGATTCTGCAGTATAGTCTGCATCTGGGTCAATTCACGACCCTGGACTGCTAGACCGGGACGGTACAAAATTCGATGATAGTTTTTGCTTTCATCGAAGTCATCATAATATGGATCTACATTAAAGTTTGTACTCAATGTAACTGTGTTAGCTATGGCCATCTCTTATCCCGTTAATACTGCAATGTTATTTTAATATCTTCTATTTGATCAAACGTTCTTATAGACACTGGTCTATTTTCTATATAAAGAATGTCACCTTTGTACGGTTGCAGTTCTCCAAGTATTGTTGAAGTTACGTTACCTGTCACTCCTGACGTATTACCTGTTATCTGTTCGTTTTGGAATGTACCATTCAACGCCAGAACTTTAATATCACCAGCAGTTAAACTTGTATTAGCAAAATATACTACCCTTGCTGTTGCTCCAGACAATGCACCTGTCAATATTTCATCACGTTGAGGTGCGCCATCCATGTTTATAACTCTTAACTTGGTTGTTGTATCATACGCTGTATCAGTAGCTGAAGAGCCGTTTGCTAGCAGCGGATTTTTCAACAAACCAAGCATTCTAAAATCGTTATTAGAAGGCAAATTATTTCCTTCTGTACCAGAGAGTCTTACGCTTAACATTAAGTTGTGAGCGCAAAGTTCATCTACTGGATCTGAACCATGACCACCGGGTGGTGAGATTCTTGGTGTTGCAGTAGCACCTGATCCTTGTGGTGCAGTAATATGTACGTTAGCTTTAGAATACTTTGTTCCTACATTCACCATATTTATGCGTTTAATCTGACCAGATTGAACGTTAGCATAAGCAGTTGCATTTAACCCGTCACCTGTAATCGTAATTAAAGGGCTGATATGGAATAAGCTTGACGAATTAGGTGTTACACTAAATGCTGTATTTACAGTTAACGTTTTAGTATCACCGACATAATCTGCTACGGTTCTTATTTGACCTGCACCTAACCCCGATGATATAAAAATGGTAGCGCCGGTATAATAGTCGTCAACAGAGCTTGCACTTCCGTCAAGTACTACAACAGATGAATTAGTTACACTTCCTATTGTATTAGCTCGCTGTACGTAACCAGAACCATTAGCAGTGACATCAATAACATGAATAGCGCCGTTAACTGCCGCAGCTTGTACATCCCATTGTGCACTGCTATCATCAGAAGTCAATCTTTTGATAGGCATGTAATATGGGGTTAAAAATTTAAGAGCTTCTGCAGCAGAAATACTATACATAAACTTCCACTTATAACCATCTGCTGTATCAAATATACTGGTACTTGTACCGGATGGCTCTACAGTTGAAGTAGCGCCTCTATTGTTAAAGATGCACTTATAGACATTATCTGCTGAAGTTTTTACATAGAATGTATTATCTTGATGAGTATCTAAATCTACAAGGTTATCATATTCATCATATACTCTTCCTGTAACCCAATCAACACGCTCAATAGCGAACGAAAAGTCGTTGGTAGTTACTTTCTTAACACCAAGCATATCATGCCAAGGATCATAATCTGTATAGGATGTTGATTCAACTCTTACAGGTATAGTATCACCGTTCGGCCATGGCTGAACTTTACCTATAAACAAATACAGGTAATCCGGCGACGTCTCAGTAAACGCTTCTTTAAATTGTTCAGCGTTATAGATCTTAAATCTTCTTGTAACCAGACCAGTGGCCATTAGTAACTCCAAAAAATATAGAAATATTTATCATGTTTTTTTAACTGTGTTCAACAGTAGGTGCACCAACTTGCGTCTCAATATGTTCACTATTAAACGTACTTGATTGCAGTTGAGTTACTGTGTTAGCTTCATAACTTACTACAAATGCGTCAGCTAATGTTCTTGTTTCGTTATATGCTAATGTTGGATAATCAATAAAGAACAAGACTTCAGGTGTACCAATACCTAGCGTTGATGGTATAGTATTGAGATTAGCACCGCCAACAAATGTTTCTATTACAGGACCTGGTATCGACAACGTACTCAGTACCTGTAAATACCCTTCACCTTCTGCACTAGACAATACAGGTATAATATCTAGTATTGGGATTCCGACTTGTGGATTCGGATAGTATGTGTTAAAGGTAATACTCTGTAGTTGTGAAATTGTATTACCAGTAAAGGCATTGATCGGTGCTATAGCATATGTTCCGTCAGGATCATATTCTATAGATGTAGGACTGATTGTTGGAGTAACTTGAGCTGTTCCAAACGTCAATGCAGATTCTACAGGTATCAGTTCTGCTCCACCTAGAGTCATATCTATTTGAGCATCTGTAGAAACAATAGTAGACGGTGTAAACGTATGAGTAATATTATGAATCAACATTGCGTCATTTTCATGAGCTTCTGTTGATGTTATAGATTCTACGTCGCCAATAACATACTGTACACTTGTAGTACCAAAGTCTAACGTTGATTCAACAGAATCCGCTACTGCAAATTCAATAGAGTAGTAAATGTAAGTATTAGATGAAAATGCTATTGCAGCGTTTGACTGAATTAGTAAATCGCCAAATACATTAGTACCAGCTGGATGGAGTAGTTTCTTAACTATTTCGCGATATGTATTTGTTGATTGTTTAGATCTTAGTACATAAGCAAATTGCTGATAATAATAGTTATCTTGAAGTTTATTATTCCATGATATAAAACCTTTTGTATCAGTGTATTTGCCGTTATAATCAACAATACCGGTAACTTCAGGAGCAGCAGTTCCATTTTGAGCTGATCTTGTTACGTTTGTAACAGTTAATGGATCAATCCTGCTGTAACCTGTGCCGCTGTTATCTACCGAAGCACTTGTGATTGAACCACCTGCATTGTTAGCAACAACAACAGCATTAAAACCTTTAATACCACCTGACCCATCCGGTAAATTTTGATCTGCTACATCGTCTTGTCTTATACTTACAGTAGGTACCGTTGTATAACCAGATCCTCTTGATGTTGCTGACATAGAGGCTATAGTACCAACAGTGAGATTAGCAGTACCTAATGCTGCACTTAGTACAGTACTTGAGTTAGCAATGGATAAATTAGCTGAAATCGCACCAGAGTTAGACGTTATGTACGTATTAGCATCAATACGAGTATTTTCCAAATCTGATACAGTATCTTGATAGATTTGTATTGTTTCAGTACTACTTAATGAATCAATAGAAAAGGCTGCACCGGTACCATCTCCACCAGTTAATGTAACAGTAGAATCTAAAGTGTAACCGCTACCACCATTAATAATAACCGGCACAATACTAGAACCATCTACTGATAACACAGCACCGTTTGCACCGACACCTGATGCACTAATGTATTTTACTCTATCTCCTACTCTGTGACCTGATCCACCAAAGTCCATGATAACATTTTCCAAAGGACCAATAGACGATAAAATTACACCGCTAAGATCTCCTTCAGTTGTTTGCACGGTTTCAGTATCTTGAAACGTGCCTCTTATATTGATAAGAAAAATTTCAAAAACCTCTACACCTTCTTCTAAAGTTTTAACAACTCTATCTACTTTTGCTGTAGCACCAGATGTTAACCCTTTAACATTTCTACCGCCAATGTTAAAAAGGTTACCTGTGAAAGGAGGAGAAAGTCTTAGAGATTTTTCCTGTGTCCATCTACCATCAGATACTCTAAGAATATCATTTTGAGGATAATAGAATTCAACTTCATCATCGTAAAGAATTCGGAATAGCATTTTATATGCTTGCTCAGAACCTTTAGAACGGTATAAGTCTTTTATTCTAGAAATTAATAGCGCTTTATCAGCTAGAACATTTTCTGGAAAATCAGATAATACTTCGCGTTGAAAATATTTAATAAATTCATCGTCTGTAGTATCAATATCACCGTACTTGAGAAGATTTTTTGAACGATCGGTAATTTGATTGGTTGTTTCCAACCATTCATAATAAGCACGCATAAATGCTTTGAACTTAGGACCCTCGGTATCTAAGAACTCAGGTAAAAGTTCATCTACAAGTATTGAAGACTTATTATCAGTTGCCATTAGAATACCGTCGAAATAACGCCTGAACCAACTACTGTTGCACTGCTACCTTGTGTACTTACATTAGATGTTGAGGATGTTACCCGCTTAAGTTTGGTATCGTACAGGTTAATTTTTGCTTCTGTTATTGCAAGAATTTGATTTCTTACACTGGTGATATTATCAAATCTTGGTACAGCATAAACTTTTAATGCTGCGCCATCATAACCTGTTATTGTAACTTGGTTAAGAATTACTAATCCGGTATTATAATTAACAGTACCAGCCGTTCTGTTTGTATATACTCTTACATTTGATTCATCAATATAGTAAATTCTTACATTTCCAAAGCCGTCATCGTCGAGATAAGAACTAGCTTGGCCTTGGTAGGTAAATTTACTAGAGGATATAGTTAAACCTCTTCCTGGATGAGATGTAGGAGGTATTCTCAATACTACACCGCCAGTAACGTTTAACAAAGGATCATTAAATGGAATCCTATATGTTGTAGGACCGGTTGTTACAGGTATAAAGTTTTTCATCATCTTAAGAGTTATTTCCATGCTAGAAATAGATTCATTAGCAGTATAAACGTCTCTTATTAATTCTGATGATGCATACTCTCTACCAAACGCTACAAGATCAGCAAGTTCATACTGTATAACTCTATTGCCAATAGTACTTACTATCGCACCGGCAGTTGATGTAGTAAGATCAGGATTATATTTTACATCTAGAGTCGGTACAACGAACTTGTACGTAGGATCTGTTAACTCTGGTGATATAGACATTACATTCTTATTTGCAAGAAATGTTTGTATATCATCTTTTCTTGTCTGTGATATAAAGAAACCTGTTTTAGGCTTAACAGAAATAAAAGCTTTTCCATATATGGGAGGATCGTTTTCTTGTCCACCCCAAACAGAAACAGCTCCAATATCACCGAAGTTATTTTTAATTAAGGTCGTATAATCACCTGTAGTGACTGCTCTATTTTGAGCTTGATAATTTTTAGGGGCGTTAAACTTAATAGAAGCAATACTTTCTTGAT